CTCAGGTGGGCCGGGTTCCATCGCTTCGTACACAACGTCAACCGACACCAGCTCACCATTCTCGTCGCGGTTCTCGCGCACCCCGTACTCGTTGAACCCATCGAGGTCAACGGACTCGGGATAATGGCGACCGGCAGTAAACTCCAGATGAGCGTCGGTCGAAACCGGCGTCGGGCTGTCGTCGTCCGGCGGGGAATCGGTACGCTCAGAAAATTCAGTTTCGTTTAGATTGAGACTCATATCAGAGTGAACATATAGGAGATACCAGCACCCGTAGCGAGAGTTACAGCCGTTATCGCCGCCCCGATAATCAGGGAATTGCGACGACTACGATTGTCGTTCTTCTCAACCTGCCCTTCGAGCGGAACAATGCGGTTATCCCGCAAATCCTCCACTTGAGCGCGGTTGTTTCGAGAACGCTCGTCAGTTCGGGCGAGCTGTGAGTTTAGGTCTTGTATCTCACTTAGAATACTCTTTAGGAGTTTAACCTCAGAGTCCCCATCTGGTTCGTCAATGGGCATTTTCAGGCGTTTTCATCCTCCGTGATGGACTGCCGATTACGCTCATTCGAGCTGTCTCGTCCCGATTCACGGGACTTGACCTCCCCACCCGCCGACTCCACACCAGTCCCGGTGTCAGTCGGACGCCCACCATCAGGGTTCTGCGCCCTGTCGCCACGCCCGGCGAGTTCCGTAATAAGCGGAATAATCTCGCTCGTGAGCTGGTCGGGAGACGGCAGTTCAACCTCGGGGTCGATGCCTGCCCGCTCAGCGAACGCTTCACGAGTGAGAAACCCGGACTGATAGAGCTTGATGAGCTTATCAATCTCAAGCCGCTTCTCAGCCGACGAGTGTTCCCCGAACTCAAATTCGGGAACTACGCCGTCAAACTCATCAAGCGACGATTCCACCATCAGCGACTTGAGAATCTGATTCTCAACAGCCGACTTGATGATGTTCTGAAGACGCTTGATACGCCGCTTGAACGCAGGCATAGAGGCGGTAGCTTCGCCCGTTGTGCCGCCCATATTCATCAGGAGCGCAGGAATCCCGAGGCCCGTGATGATACGGTTCTGAAGATGCTCGAATGTCCCTTCGAGCTTCATGGCCCCCGCCGTCGATGAGGTAGAGGTCACGCCGACGATCTCGGATTCAACATCGTGGGGAGCCGCGAGCATCGAATCCGGCTCGATCTGCTCCACGGTGTCCAACCACCCGGAGATTTGGTCTTCCGACCATTGCTCCTCCTCCGTCCCGAGCTTCCACAGCACGGGGGGATACGCCTTCGTCGCTACGAAGCGGGCGTAGTCGAACTCCATGTCGCGGAGCATATCCGCCTGCTCCTGAATCGGCTCGACGAACGACCGCCCGAAGTCCTCGGCGGGGTCTTTCGTGAACCAAAGCTCAGCGACCTCGTGTGGGTCGTAAATCGTCGCGTCGTCGTCGTCGGGGCCTCCGCCACCCGGAGGCTCCAGAGCATACTTCGTGACGAACCCGTACTCGTCCGTCTTCTTGTGCATCCGCTCGGTCGGGAGAATACGCGGACGAAACCGCTCATCCTCCACAACCAACTCCATGAATGAGTGGCCGTCCTGAGCCGCGTACTCAACCCATTGGTTGAACACCCGCCAATACTCGGAGTTGTGAAGCAGAAGCGAGATCGGCGCGATGTCCTCCTCGGTCTGCTCCATCCCCGTACCGGGGACGTTCCGAGGTGAGATGTTGAAGCCGTCACCGCAGAGCCAGTCGATGAGCGTGTAAAGCCCCTCGTGAACGTGGGGGTCTGTGCGAACTATGTCTCGATTCTTCTGAATCTCCGACTTGGGAGCCTCAGATGATCGAGGGCCGGTGAATCGACTCCCACCACCCTGTCCGCGTTCCTTGATCGCGCCCTTCGGGGAGTCAGCGGCGAAGTCCATCCGCTCGCCCTCCTCGGGAGGGTCAACAAAATTTCCAGTAGTCATTTAAAAAGAGTAGATTAGAACTTCCGTCGCCGCCTTCCAGTTGAACGGCGTTTGTGTCTTGAGCTGTAACCGCGTTCCTTGCGTCCGTGCGAGAGAGCATACCCGCGACCGCCGGAGGACTGCCCGCTGATCTTCAAGCCCGCCCATCCGTCGCGTTCCTGTGGTTCTTCCACCTGAACCGAAGGGGTAACGTCCTCTCGCTGTTGGAGATTCCGTGACTTGTCGGCCTTGAAGTTCGGCGGGAACGCCGCGAGAACCGTCGCCATAGCGAGGTCGTCCTTCCCCTCCGGGGCGTGTTCCTTCCCGGTGAACTTCGGCTTCTGCCAATCCTCCTTCTGCTGTTTGACAATCGCACCGAGCTGTTCACGCAGAGGTTCGTCCTCGGGGAGCCACACGAGGTCGTTGTGAAGGGCGTAATTCATGTTGCCCATCATCTTCTCCACCTTGTCCTTCGCGGAGAAATTGAAGCCCGTGTAGGCCCGACCGATACGCCGCCGAACTTCGTCGTGGAACCCCTGCCCCACGCCCGTCATGTCCATCACGACGTTGGAAACGCCCATCGCGTGATACACCTGAGAGATACGCTCGGCAACCGCCGCAGGGTTCTGCCGACTCGATGGAGTGATTCCCGCCTGCGAAAGCACGCGGTCGTTCACGATCTCCTTGTACCGGCAGTACCGACGCGGGCCTTCATGCTCGAAGACGGCGAGAGCCGTGTCGTCGGAGTTAAACCCAATATCCACTCCCATGACCAGCGTGTTCGTCGTCTCGTACCGCCTGAGGCCGTAGGAGTAATCCTCAGCGGCCCCCCGACCCATTGCGACCTCTATGGTGGGCATAGAGAAGAAGCGGTACTCGTCGCTCACAGGGCGGCACAGATACTCCTGTGCGAAGCCGTTGGGGTCGCTGGCTCGCTGAGTTTCCGCCGCCATCAAGTCGAAGTCTCCCCGGACGGGTTCCACGTCCTGCTTGAACAGGGAGCGATCAGTCTCGATCTCGTCCGCGTTCTTGAACGTCGGCTGTTTCAACGCGAGAATCCCGAAGTCGTTGCGACCATCCGGCGTCCCACGCTCATTCGCCTGCATGAACTCGTCGTTCGACGCCTTCGGCGTGGACACCTGAACCATCTGACTCGAACCGAGCGAAATGGTGGGTAGGTACGCATCGAGAGTGGCGCTCTGGTCTTCGAGGAACGCCATCTCGTCAATAAACACCGTCTTCGGAGGGTCTTCACCACGAGCGGAGTCCGGGTCGCCCGTGTACGCCTTGATACGCGACCCGTTCGAGAGAACAATCTCGTCCTGATTGTCCTTGACCAGCTCAATGTCGATCTTCGCGTTCTTGATTAGCGTCTTAATGTCGCTAATCCGCGAGTTCGACTGCCCCTTCGTCTTCGAGAGAATCGGATAGAACGTATCCGGCTTGAGAAGCGCCTCAAGCAGAATACAAATCCCAATTACGTATGAAACGCCGATACGACGGCCCTTGTAGACGTTCAGAATCTTTGCCCCGCCGTAGAAGTAGGCGTGCATAATCCGGGGCTGGTACGGTCGAAAGAGCGTCAGCGGCTCAACTTCGTCCGTTTCCAGATTCTTCGCCCGGAGAATATCCTCTGCGAGAAGATCGGGCCGTCCGTCCCACCTCTCAAGCAATGCGTCAACGTCAGCATCGCTCTCGGAGGCGAACTCCTCAGCTATTTCCTGCATGAAAAACTACCGAATGCCGTCTAAACCGACGTAAGAATCGCCGTCCAGCGCCTCAATCCACGCATACCAGTTGCGGGAGTCCTCGATAAGATACCGAGGCGGCTCCACACCGGAGTCACCAAACTCCAATCCGACGGCTTCGCCGTCCAACGGAGTATTCGTTCGAGGGTATGCTTCGGATTTAGACACCTTCACCGGCTCATAGGGGTTCATAAAGAGAGATTCGCCGCATCGAGGCGGGGAGAACGCTACTGAACCGTAATCGTGATCGAATCGCCGCAGATTTCGATTTTCTCCACGTCAGCGGGGTCAACATCCGTGGAGCCACGGATATGACCATCCAGAACCGACGCGAGAGGGAGTGAAAGGCCAAATTCGACCGTATCGTACTCGAAATCCGGCTCAGAGAGTCCGCAGTCGCAGTTTTCGCAAGATTCAGTCACGATTCAGTCCTCGAAAGTGAGGTTTTCCTCGAAATTCGCTTCCTCAGTCTCCTTACGGACGAGCTTGCCGTCCTCAGAGACGCTAAACTCAGAGTTTTCAGACGTTTCCATTGATTTGAGTCGCCTCCTCGATGCGGAAATCCCCAAGAAGAACGCCACAGGTGGGGCAATTCCCGCCATTGGAAGCGTGATAACCGCAATGATAGCAATTCATAGTTGATTCACCGCCGCACCAGAAGGGTGGAACCGCCTACCCTTCGCCCCCGGTTACGCCGGGGAATCGCACATTGGTCGCTGAGAACCTGCTCGGAGGGCCTGAAATTGTAGTGAAGCCCGCCGACCATCCCGATTACTGGCTCGCCAAGATAGAAGGCGAGATCGTCGTAGAGGTCAGCGTCCATGTGAGCCTCCTGCTCGCTCCACGTCTGAACGGTCGCGTCCCGAACAAGCGCGTAGCCAGCGGAGAACGGTTCAAGTTCCGCCATCTTCGTCCTC